TAAAGTTATACTTGCTATTGGAACATTAATTGCAGGGTGCATAGGATTTTTTACGTTTAGATGAAGTTTATATTAGTGTTGTATATGTGCAGTATGACAACTGGACAATGCCCATCTAGTCAAATTTCAGGATACCAATTTAATACACACTATGATTGTGTAAATAGTGGTTATGCTATTGCACAAACAACTTTTAGAAATCTAAAAGAATTACCAGAATGGGATATACCTGATTTTGAAAAACAAAAAATAGTAATCAAATTTGAATGTCAAGGAATTAAAACAGAAGGAGAACCAACATGATAATATACGGATATACACCAAAGACTTGGTTAAACAAAATAAAAATATACTGGGGTAATACAGATAAAAAACTTTTTACACTATTTGTAATATGGTCAGTTATTCTCTGGGCAATGTAAGATGTGGTTTGCATTATTAAAAAATCCTCTTACTAAAATTATAGCAGAAAAAACATTTGGAGCAATTTCTCACAAATTACAAAAAGATAAAATTGTAAGAGAAAAAGAATTAGATGCAGTATCACAAATTTCAATAGAACAAATTAAACAACAAGAGCATTCGTGGAAAGACGAATGGTTATGTTTATTTTTCACAATTTTAATGGGTCTTCATTTTGTCCCATACTTTCAAGACACAATGGAACGTGGTTGGTCAATATTGCAAAATGCTGACCCTATGTTTTGGTACATTATTCTAACAATAGTAGGAGCATCATTTGGTGTAACTACAATGAATAAATTAAAGAAAAAATGATAGACAGGTTTTTCTACTCATTGTTTGGAGGTATCGACAACATTTTTATAAAATTAAACAAAACTGTAGACGACTTATGGACGTTTAAGTTTCCTAACTCTAAAAACAAAGGCAATAAAAAATGAATTTAGCAGAAATATTTAAAAAAAATTTTATATTCATACCTGTAGTTGCTTCGATTGTAGTTGGGGGTTTTACTTCAGTTAAATATGTTTTAAATTTAACAACTACTATTAACGCATCAGAACAACACATAGTTAATTTAGATAGAGATTTAAAAGTCTCTATGGATAAAAACAATGACTTAAATAGTAGAGTAGCGTCACTAGAAGCATCATTAAAAATGGCAGAGGATTTGTACAGAATTTTAAGCGAAACTGTACGAGAACATGGCTATGATATTAAAGATTTAAACAGAGATATTAATGGGTAAACTTCATGTGTTCTTTGTTTTTCTTTACACACTTTTATTTGTTACCTTACTGCATTATGAGTTCGCAAATGCAAGGAATGATTACTTAAATTCTTATACTAACGAATGTAGAGAAGGTGAAGTTGATGTTTCAATTTCAAAAAGTGAAAGAGAACAAGATTACCATACATATAACAGTAATGACTATGATGACGACAGTCACCAATTAAGATTAACTTTTAGAAAATATTTAGGCACTACTTGCACTAAAGAAATGAGAAAAGTTTATCAAGAAAACATGGAACTAAGACAACAACTTGAATTACTTAAAGTATGTAGAAAAGTTGTAGGTAGAGAATTACCTGAAAGTATGAATTTACTAAAAGCTAAATGTGCAGGAACAGACCCTAATTTAGCAACAGAAAATAAAACAGATAAACCTGCGTATGACGTTTTGATGGAAACTATTAAAAAAGAAAATGAAAAAAAATAATCAATGGATATTGCCTTTGTTGGGTACTATCCTGCTTGGTCTATCGTCATATGTTTTAATGACAATCGTAGAACTTCAAGTTCATATAGGTATGTTAACCGAAGAAATTTTGTCAATAGATAAACAAATTGGCAGAATTTACAATCACATGGATAGGCTAACAAAATAATGAAAACAGCAAAAGCATTTGTACCAAGAGCAAAACCTAAAAAAAGAAAAGGAATACATGTCAAGTCAAGAAACAAAAGAAGTACCTTTAAAAAATACAATCGACAAGGAAGATAATAATTTAGAACAAGTCTTAAAAGAGTTACCACAATTATTGGTAAACCATGCTTATAAGAAATTAAAATCAGGAGAAGATTTAACAGCTTCAGAAATGAAAGTATGTTTAGAAGTTTGTAAAACATACAGTAAAGAACCTTTATCTAAAAAGGAAGATAACATTTTAGACGAAGTACCTTTTGATGATAGATAAACGATTAAAGAATTTTAAAAATTTTTTGTATTTATGTTGGAAGCATTTAACATTGCCAGACCCAACACCGATACAATTCGATATTGCAGATTACTTACAGTCAACTGAAAAGAGACTTGTAATAGAAGCATTTAGAGGNGTAGGTAAATCTTGGATTACCTCTGCTTTTGTCTGTCATCAATTACTTCTTAATCCTCAAAAAAATATTTTGGTAGTATCTGCTAGTAAAACTAGAGCAGATGACTTCAGTACCTTTACACAAAGGTTAATTGCTGAAATGCCGTTGTTACAACACTTAATACCTAGAGATAATCAAAGACATTCAAAGGTATCATTTGATGTAGCACCTGCGTTAGCCTCACATGCACCATCAGTTAAATCTATGGGTATTACAGGGCAGTTAACAGGTAGTAGAGCAGACATTATTATTGCTGATGACGTTGAGAGTGCTAATAACTCCCAGACACAGCTTATGCGAGATAGATTGTCAGAGACAGTCAAAGAGTTTGATGCAATTATTAAACCTAACACAGGTCGTATTATATTTCTTGGTACTCCGCAGAATGAAATGTCATTATATAACTCTTTAGAAGAAAGAGGTTTTAAGACAAAAATTTGGACTGCATTAGTACCTAATCAAACACAAAAAATTTCTTATGGTCACAAACTTGCTGACATTATAGTTGGTAAAGAAGGTGACCCCACAGACCCATCAAGGTTTGACGCAATAGATTTAATGGAAAGACTATCTTCGTATGGTCGTTCAGGTTTTAACTTACAATTTATGTTGGACACAAGTTTGTCTGATGCAAATAGATACCCTCTAAAGTTAAACGATTTAATTGTAGCTTCAGGTTGTTCTACATGGAAAGAAGCTCCTGCAAAGATACAATGGGCTTCTTCACCAGAACAAATGAAAGCTATAGACCCAGATATTCCTAATGTAGGATTAAAAGGAGATTATTTTGTAGCTCCTATGTATATGTCTGATGAACACACTCCGTTTGAAGGCACAGTAATGTCAATCGACCCTAGTGGGCGAGGTGAGGACAAAACAGCGTATGCGGTGCTTAAAATGCTTCATGGAGTGCTTTATCTGACCTCTGTAGGCTCATTAGAAGGTGGTTATAGTGATNACACTATGGCAAGGCTTTCTAATATNGCAAAGAAACACGAAGTTAACTATGTGGTCATTGAGAGTAACTTTGGTGATGGTATGGCAACACAGTTGTTAAAACCTATCATGGCAAAGATACACCCATGTGAGATAGAAGAAGTTAGACACAATACACAAAAAGAAAAACGTATAATTGATACACTAGAGCCTTTGATGAATAGTCATAGGTTAGTAATAGATGATTTATTAATTAACGAAGATTTTAAGAATGAGCCTGACCATCAGTTGTTTAGACAGATGACAAGGCTTACTAGAGATAAAGGTTCTCTAAGACATGATGATGCCATTGATGCTTTAGCTATGGCGGCTAAGTATTGGGTAGACAGANTAGATAGAGACCAACAGTTATCTTATAACCAACACAAAGAAGAATTGTTAGACCAAGAATTAGAAAGATTTATGGAAAACAATATAGGAAGGACACCAGAAAAAGACAGATGGATATAAATCAGACAAAAGAAGCAGTTAAAAAAGAAGAAGGTTTTAGATTAGAAACATATCGTTGTACCGAAGGACATCTTACAGGTGGATATGGTCACAAAATGTTGAAAGATGAAGTAGCTCCAACTACACATCAAGGGTGGTTAGAGATATTTGAAAGAGATTTTGCTAGAGCTGTTACAGGTGCAGAAGATTTGTTGATGCTATGTCCTAACATTAATCAGACTGCAAGGAACATTGTAGTTGAGATGGTNTACCAAATGGGTGCTTATGGGGTATCTAAGTTTAAGGGTATGCTTAAAGCATTACAAGATGATGACTATAAGACTGCCAGTGTGGAGATGCTAGATAGCAGGTGGGCTAAACAGACACCCAATCGTGCTAATCGAATGGCAGAACGCATGGCGAATATTTCATAGAAAATTATGAGGGGGTATATGATATATACAGGACGGCAATTTCCCCCATGCGGTGCGTGTGTGCGACTGCAAAAGATACCAAAAGTAAGGCTTTAAAGGGGTTTTTTACTATATAAGGACTGCATATCCTTTGCGTATGCCTGTGGGTGGGTGTACTTTTTTTATTCATGTACGCCTGTGAGATA